GTCAATAATATTTTCATTTTCTAACTTTTTGCCTCTTGCTTGTTCTTGAATAAGTTGAGTAGATGCTTCTTGTTGTTTAATTTGTGCTTCTGTTCCTTTAATGTTATAATAATTCATTAAAGCATTTGCACCCACATTTGTATCTAATTTTGGTGCTACAAAGTCTGGTGCTTTTTGGTCTGTACTTCGTATTACTGGACTATTAGTCATTTGTCCATATATTAGGTTTGGATTCAAACCTGCTTCTTTAAATCTTTGCATTTGTTGACTTGGACTATTATACGCATTTTGCATGTTCCAATCCGCTAAAGCGTCTGCTCTTTGTCTGTCATACATTTGTTGATTGTATCCCAACTGACGTTGGTTGTTTCTGTTTGTACTTCCTATGTTAAATAGGTTACCGAGTAGTGATGCTCCGCCTGATATAATACTACCGAGTAATGGTGCTGCTATAGGCATGTTTTTTGTTTTTTTTAGTTTTTTAATTTATCACTTCGCCCTTTTTTTTATGTGTCGCTTATTTGCTCCGCTACGCTTTGCCTTTTTGCTTCACATTGTAAATGTAGGGCTTTAGTGTCAATTAGCACTAATATATCAAGGGTATTAGTGCTAATTTTTTGTTAAAACGTGTTTTAACGTTACTACGCGGGACTTTGTCCCTTGTTTGTGGTGACACAAAGGACGATTATAAATCATCCTTTGGCTCACCACTGTTTGATTCAACTACGTTGACTCTTACATTATCTTTTATTTCGTCGATTTTATCGACTTTATTATACTTTTGTTTAATTTCTTTTAGCTCATTTGTATATAAATGAGCTAATTCTTGACGTTCCGCCAAGTCTAAACGTCTCCAATCTGGTAAATCGTTTTCTTCTCCGTCCCAAATTGGGACTTTTACTGCATCAATAGGTAAACCTCTTGAATGTCTGTCTAAAATTGTTCGTATTGACATTGTTTGGTCTGGTATTGTTAAACTTGGTTTTGTATTTATTTCATAATTTTTTGGAAATAAATTTGAATTCATTGTATGTTTTATCATAAATGTCTATTTTTTTCGGCGTTTTTATACATTTTTTCAAATGCATTTATATGTCTTTCAACAATAATTTGTTGATAATTTTCGCCGATTTCGTTAATAAGTTTTTTTTCTTCTTTTTCAGCAATTTCTTTTATATGATTGCTTATACGTATCTTATCAAAATCTGAATAGATTTTGTCTTTGTAATATCTTGGCATAGCTATTTTTTTATTGCCTTTAATATTGCAATACATTCTTTGTTCTATATCATTTTTATGCCATTTAACCATTTTTGATGTTAAATAATTACTTCCTAATCCTTTTGACATTAGACTGAATTCTTTTTGTCTATCATCATTGTAATGAATAGGTATTTTTCCCTTTTTAGTCATATATTTTAATGTATATCCTATACTTGCTTCATTTACATCACCTATGTAAATCTGTCCTAAAGGCCTCCTATCTAATGTCCAAGCTTGTTCTACTTTTTCTTTATCTGCATTAAATATTATTAAATGATAATGAGGACGCATTCGCTTTGTGCCATATTCTCCACATACATAATATTTTAACTTTTGATTGCTTAACTTTCTAAGACGTTTCATAAATTTTTGTACGTCTGCTTTATCTAAATTCATAAAGCCGTTCTTTGTTATTGGTACAACTTCTGTATTGTATGTTAGTGTTACAAATAATGCACTTAGCGAACGCTCTCCCTCTTTTACTAAACGAAAACTCCATCCACTTGTACGTCTTTTCTTACATGGGGGACATTTTGAACAAGGAACTGGTATATAATCTCCAGTAAACTTATCTTTAACATAAAATGGTGTTATACATTTAGTAGACATTTTAAAATGTTGGTGTTCCGTATTTAGGCATTGGTCTAACTGCCTTAATTTTATTTAATACATGACAATATAGTTTTTGTGCCTCTGGGTCTTCAACTGCAAATATTCTACTTGTTGCTTCTGGAGTACATTCTATAAAATCTTGGTTTAATTCTGGTTCAGTATCAAATATTCTTCCTAAATGCCAATAATCTAATGTTGTTCTAAAATCTCCAGCAACTCTACTTGGCATATATTTATACTCTGCATATCTAGGTACATATCCAAATGTATCATTTGCATTACTTGTATATGCATATAATTCATTTTTAGTTACTTCTTGTTCTCCAATATGAGCAAATGATGGCCAAAAATATTCTAATGGATCATTTTTTAAGAAGGTTTTTGGTATACCTTGCTGATATGCCGTTTTAGGCATTACAGACATAATTCCAATGATATATCCATGTTCTTCACAATAATAACTTCCAGTTCTTCCAGAAGATACAGAAATACCATGTCCTGCCATATTACCTTGTGGTGTAGTATCTGATTGACCAGATTGTAATACTTCACTAACTACTACTGGACTTTTAACTCCAGTAATATATTCTGGTCTTTGTAATCTTGCGTCAGATGACTTTACTCCAAAATGAGCTAAAATATTTTCAATATAACGTGTACCACCTCTTGCATTTTTTTCTAGCCATTCTTGTAATCTAAATGCTCTACGTAATTCGTTAATAGTTGTTGGTTGTACTTCCATTGATTCTGCTGATGCAAACAATGCGTTTGCTGGAATAGACAAAGAACTTGAATTATTGTCCATAGGAATGTCATACGGTGTTCCATCTATTGTTGTTCCATTTGTAGGGTTATTAGCATATACAGCTGCTTCACCACTTACACTTCCTAATGGTATATCTACTGCTGGGCCTTTTTGTGCAAAAGGTAATGATGCTGTAAAATAGTCATGTTCCCATGCTCTATTTCTTAATGTTGTTAATTCAGCAAGTCTTGCAATACCGGTATCGTTATTGCCATCAATTAATTTATAGTCTACTGGTGCTATTAAATTTTGATCTCTGTAATATTCATTATATATACATTGATAAGCTGCAAATGGTAATGCATTTATAGCTGTTGTTGTTCCAGTTACAGGTATTGGAGGTACTCCTAAATAGTCAGCTGTTTTTAATGATTGTGCTGCTAGTAAAGTAGCATTTGAATTCCATGCACCAAACATTGGAATAGTAGGTGATACAATACCACTATTTGCATTTGTAATAAACTTTTCCCAATTGTCCCATAAAATACGATTTGGTACAAAAAAATAATGCATTGTTACATCCATTCTGTGCATAACTGGTGCAACCATTGGTGCAAATCTTATCATTGATTCACATGATAAATCTACTTTGTCTCCTGGTACACACTCCATAGTTAATATAGGTGTTAAATTACCCATATTAGCTGATAATTTCACATCATGTGTTAAATCAAACACATTTTTCTGTGGTTTGGTCATTTTGACCGAGTTAAATAGGTTTTTAGCCATTTTTGTGTTTTTTATTGTTTATAATCTAATTCCTCCACGTGATACATAATATGTACGTGATACTTTACGATAGCCACCTTTTTTACGTCCGTAGCTTCGACGTCCCTTAAATCTCTTTCTCATAAAACTTGTTTTTAATTGTTTTTAATTTGAATACCAATTCTGAATTTCTCACTTCTTTCTAATAACTTTAAGGCATTTTCTAATGTCTGATTTTTAATGATTGGATACCCATTGTAAAAGATGCAGTAGATGTTGATTTCCATAATTTAGCTTTTTTGTTATTTAATAAATTTTCCAGTATATGTTATTGGTTCATAAAATGTTCTTAATAAATCTGTAATAGTTCTCATAAAATCAGTTGTTTGTGCATCAGTCATATTTAATGCTCTATTTTGTGTTTGATGTTGTAATTCCATTTTTAATTTATCTAATTCATATCTATTTCCATTTAATCTTATACCTTGTTCCATTGCTTGACGCAAAATATCATTTGTTTTTGCTTTTTGATTATAATCTAATTGTTGATATAATCTTGATTGTGCTATACTTTGTATATCTTGTTTTAATTTGTCTTTTGTTAATGGATTTAATTCTCTTTTATTATCAATATCTTGCATAAGACTTACTACTTGTTGACCTTTCATTCTACTAGTTTGTAATGCTCCTTCCAATAAGTAAGGACTTTGGTCAATAAGATTTTCATTTTCTAACTTTTTGCCTCTTGCTTGTTCTTGAATAAGTTGAGTAGATGCTTCTTGTTGTTTAATTTGTGCTTCTGTTCCTTTAATGTTATAATAATTCATTAAA